TCCGAAAGGCGGCTACCGCCGATGGCTACATACACAGTCACTTTCAAGCAACTGCTAGACAACTATGCAGTGCTACAAACACTGACCGATACTGAAATAGAGGTGGGGCAATCCATCACTGTTTCGGCTGTTGGTGTTCCTTTTAACGGCACGTTCGTTGTTTATGCCATGCCCAAGTATGAGTACATTGGCATAGACACAGAAGGCGACTTGCTGTTTAATAGCAATGTCAGTATCCCTAATCAGTTGCTTTTTGCTTGTACTGGTACCGACACAGAGCGCATAGCTTCTGCTGGCACTATTACTTACACGCAAAACTGCACATGGGTGACAACGGCTGAACTGGTTACATATCTCGGCGTAGATATCACTAACCCCAGTGATGATTTTACGCTGGCTACGCAGGCCCGAAACGCTGCTAATGATTTCTGCTACAGGCGTAGGCAAGAGTCCGGCTATTTTGACAGCCTGACAACTTCGCCGGGCCATGATGTCACGCTCGGCACGCTGATGTATGCAGCTGCACTTTGGCGTTCTCGAGGCTCAGTACAGGACACCTTTGCCACATTTGATGGCATGGGACAAGCGCCTGTGTCAGCCATGACACCAGTGATTAAACAACTGTTGGGCATAGACCGCCCACAGGTCGCCTAATGCCTGCCACAGGGCTTCTGAACGAGGCTATGGATGACCTCAAGGCCACACTCACAGCAGTCACAGGTTTACGCGTAGTTAGTGACCCCACAAAGATTGTGCCTAACTGTGTCTATCTTGACGCCCCTAGTTTTGAGACTGTCGCTGGTGGTGGCAACATCATCCGCGTAACCATCCCAGTACGTGTCATTGGCAGCGGCCCAGCTGGACTACCAGTCCTGCAAAACATCCTAAGCATTGTGGCTACCGTCTTAGGCTCGAGCGTTGTGATCATGGCAGGGCAACCATCCATGCTTGACATTGGCGGCCAGATGTTCCCTGCCTACGATTTACAAATGGCTATGCAAGCACAGAAGTCATGACATACACAACTGCAGTAGTATTATCTGCTAGAACTATAAACAAGTACGGCACCCGGCACCGTTTGACACAGGAGAACCAACGTGGCCACAAGCACTTACCTCACCAACCCAACCGTAAACCTTGCGCCTACCACTGGTGGTGCCAAAGTTGATTTAACTGATCAGTGCCGCAGCGCTACAGTCACAGTCGGAGTGGACAGCCTCGAGAGCACCGCTTTCGGTGACACGGGCCATCGTTTCGTGCCGGGCTTGCAGACCGTATCTGTAGAACTTGAAATGTATCTTTCTTATGGTGCTGGCGAAGTTGAAGCCACATTGTTCGCCAACCTTGGCACTGGAACTACTGAGCTAACCATCTCACCATCAGGTGTCACAGAGTCTGCCAGTAATCCAGAATACGTGATTTCCAATATGCAATTAGTTGATTTTACACCGATAACAGGTTCTGTGGCCGAGCTCAGTATGGTCACAGCATCGTTTATTGGCGGCACCTACGTGCGAGATATCACAGCCCCATAACCAAAGGAACCCGACATGAAATTAACTCTAAACGTAGATACTGGCGAAGGCCCGTATCTAGTCTCCACCAGCTTGTACGTCATTGTGCAATGGGAACGCAAATATAAACGCAAGTCAAGCACCATCGGCGAGCAAGGCATCAGCATTGAGGACTTGGCTTTTATGGCGTATGAGTCATCAAAAGTTGCTGGCATCACAGTGCCCGTAGTGCTAGACGACTTCATTAAACGCTTAGTGACTTTGGAAGTGGTGGACAATGACCCCGCAAACCCTACCCAAGCGGAACCTACCGCCATTCCCTAGCCAGTTTGTTAGTAGCAGTCGGCTGGTGGCCACCTGCTGTAGAGTTTGACATAGCTGATCTAAACACCACGATTAAGCTGTTAAACGAAAGCCGCAAGCCATGAGCCTTGAAACTACTGCAGAGATAACAGGCCTAAAACAGGCACTGTCAGAGCTCAGCAAGTTAGACAAGTCAGCGCGCTTTAAGGCAGCCGCCAAAATTAAGGCCAGTAGCCCAGCAATGCTCGAGAACGCCCGCGCTCAATTCCCTGCCGATATTGGCGTCACTGTTATCCACGGTATGGCACCAAGCAAAAAAGGCAAAGCCCGTCTGGCGTATGACAAAACTAAAGTGGACAAAGGTGTGCAGATCATGGTGGGTGGCCGTTCCCGTGGTGCAGGCATAACACCATTGGTGACGCTGGTGCAGAAAGATGCAGCTGGCGCACTTTTTTCACAGGCAGGCACAAGGAACAATACGCAGTTCACTAAGTTGCTTACTAATGTTTTTGGCAAGCCTCAGCGCGGCTTGTGGCGTTCACGTGCGTTCATTGCTGAGCAGGGCACTGCTGACATTATGCGCGCTGTGGATGAAGTTATCGCTAACGCTAACCGCGCACTACAAGCAAGGACTTCTGGCTAATGGCTATTTACCTACCAATCGTTACCCAATTCAATAGCAAAGGATTGAAGGAAGCCGAGAAAGGCTTTAAGGATTTAGAAGGCGCACAGGCTAAAGCTAAGTACGCGCTAGGCAAAGCCAACAAATACGCTGCCGTTGCTCTGGGTGGTTTAGTTGCTGGCCTTGGTGACGCTGTTAAAGGTGCCATGGAAGATGAGCAAGCACAGGCAATGCTGGCGCGTCAGCTACAAAAAACAACTGCAGCCACTGATGCACAGATCAAAGGTGTTGAATCTTACATAACCCAGCAAGGCAAGTTAAAAGGCGTTACCGATGATGAGCTACGCCCGGCAATGGCTGGGCTGGTACGCGCCACTATGGACATTGACGAAGCGCAAAAGGCTGCCAACCTTTCTATGGATATTGCAGCTGCTAAAGGCATCAGCCTTGAGACAGTCACTAAGGCTATGGAAAAGGCGTATGGCGGCAACATGACTGCCCTAGCAAAACTGTCCCCAGAGCTACGCCAGATGATTAAAGACGGCGCAAGCATGGAAGAAGTCATGGCTGAGATGGCCGTCACTTTTGGTGGTGCCGCTACTGACTCTGCTAACACTGCTGCAGGCTCTATGAAGCGTTTAGGTGTTGCTCTTGGTGAGGCCAAGGAAGGTGTAGGCGCTGCACTGTTGCCAATCCTTGAGAAGGCTTTGCCAGTGCTTCAATCGTTTGCCACTTGGGCACAAGAAAACCCAACATTGATTACGGCTGTCGCTGTTGCTTTTGGTGCTTTAGCGGCCAGCATTGTTTTAGTTAATGCAGCCATGGCGTTAAACCCTGCAGTACTGATCACGGCTGGCATTGTTGCTTTAGGCGTTGCCCTTGTCATGGCTTATAAAAAGTTTGATACTTTCCGCGCTGTAGTTAATGCAGTAGTTAATCAGGTAGCACGCAATTTTGAGTTTATGGCTAACGCTTTTATCACCATGATTAACGTAGTTATCAAGGGCATTAACTTGATTAAGCCCGGCAAAGACATCGGCTCACTTGGGCAAATTAGCCTTGGCCGTTTAGGTGGCGAAGGCAGTGCATCTGGTGGCGCTAACCCTGCAGGCCTTGACTACAAAGCAATGGCTACCGGTGGCATTGTCACTAGCCCTACCTTTGCACTTATTGGCGAGGCAGGCCCAGAGGCTGTAATTCCATTGTCAAAGATGAGTGGCATGGGTGGTGGCAACATCACAGTAAATGTCAATGGCGGCGACCCTAACGCTGTAGTACTCGCCCTGCAGAACTATGTGCGCAGCAACGGCCCAGTACCTATAAACACTAGAGCAATGTAATGGCGCGTTTAGAGTTCAGGTTCTTTTTAGTGTCTGGCTTTGTTGAGGTTACAGACATGGTTAAAAGCTTTACAAGGTTTCGAGGCAAGCAAAACTATCTAGATGACTATTCTGGTCAGCAACTTGTTTTAACAATTAAAAACGACAACAACCAAGTAGCAAACTTTAGTATCGGCACCGCTGTTACAACCTCTACTCCTAGTGGCGTAGATAGTCAGTATTATTGGGTGTCGGAAATACAGTTCAACGATCAAGTAGGCACCACTACTAGTGCTGGCTCAGGAAAAAACTCAACAGCCACAATTTATTTAGATGACTGGATGACCAGAGCAGGGCGCATACAAGTAACTAATTTTACCCTGACACAGGAACTTTGTTTTAAGCAAATATGGAACCAGTTTACTGTTGCCTCGGGTGCGCTACCTGCAGACATGGCTATACAGCCGTTTAACACTGGCTTTTTTAGTGCTACAGCAGCGACATATACAGGCACGTTAGCTGCACGTATAAATACAAACCTAAAAACAGAAGCCACAGGTGGCCAGCTGTATTTGTATAACCAATATCTGGAACTACGCAAAGCTCAAATTTCAGGCTCGCCAGTTACAAACGCAATAACATTAAAACCTGCTAAAGGTGTTTCTACAGGCAACAAATATGTTGTATATCAGGACTTTAGGCGTATCTCTGCCGGGCAAAACTTTATCAACACTGTCACAGTGCAGCCGCCAGTAGTTGCCGCGCAAACTGCCACGAGCCCTAGCAGCGTCACTACTTATGGGGCACGATTCAACAGTGTTGCCACGGCCAGCATCACAATAAGCCAAGCCCAGAACAGGGCTCAGTGGCTTGCTAACAGTCAAAGCAACCCCAACGATTTACGCTATGAAGTCACTTTTACTGATGTGATGCAGGACAACACAGGCGTGCTTAACTTGCTGGCTAACTACAGCAGCGGCTCGATTATTTACTTAGAATTTGTCGTGCCAGGCTCAGGGACTACAACTACAAAAATCTGTTCTATTGAAGGCATTGGGTATAGCGGGACACCAGATCAGACTGTGTTTACTTTGTATTTGTCGCCTATGGATGTTTACGCAGATTTTTTGCTTGATAGCGCTGTTTATGGTGTTTTAGACCAAAACAGGCTTGGTAACTGGTACGTATGATCTCAACACAAAACAACCACAAAAGATTAGGATTCTGACATGGCAGTAAAGACGTTCACGACTGGCGAGGTGCTGACAAGTGCCGATACCAATACCTATCTGGCCAACTCAGGGCTGGTGTATATAACCTCACAGACCATCGGTACCGCCGTTTCTAGCGTTACGGTTAGCAACTGTTTCAGCAGCACCTATGACAATTATGTTGTTACTACGACAAGTATCCTTTCTAGTGTGTCATCTGTACGAATGCAAATGCAATTTTCAGGCGTTACTTCTGGTTATTACGGTAGTCAATTTTATGATTTGTATACTGGGGCAGATACTAACTACAACAGAATGAACAATGCAGGTTCATGGTATTTTTTATTAGGTGGAACCGACGGTGCAACATCAAGTACGACAACGCTTTATTCACCAAACAAAACTACTTTTCATTTTATGACTGGTCAATTCTACGGCAGTGGGTACACGGGGTGGTGCGCAGGTCAAACAACTAATGCAACTGCCCAAACGGGACTTGTAATTTCTCCAATTTCGGGAACGATGACGGGTGGCACAATTACTGTTTACGGATACCGAAAGGCATAACCATGACACGACCAAACATACAAATAGACGACGAAGTACGCGAAATGACCGAAGAAGAATACGCCGAACTACTCGCGTCAGGTTGGACACTAGAAGGCCCTACCGAAGTTGAAAAATAGCCTAATTCTATTGGTGTTTTTAGCATCGCTTACCGCTTGCGCAGACCGAACACGCCACAACTGTGAAACCACAAAAGCAACCGGAACCTTTGAAAGACGATGCCCATGAAACTAGAAAACAGACTCACCAACGAAGAAATCAAAGCACGACTCATCCTTGTCGTCGGCGTAGGACTAACCGTCAGTTTCGTTCTCTCCATCATGGCTCTGCTCTTTGGATTGTTATTTATTGTGCAGCCTGTGGAGCAATCACCGAATGACTCGGAGGCGTGGTCAATTCTTTCCCCAATGCTTATGACGCTTGCTGGAGGTCTTATTGGTTTGCTGGCTGGCAACGGACTTAAAGACAAACCAAAAGACCCACCAGTATGAGCAACCGCCCATACCCGTACTACCCAGCTTGGGATGGTAAAGCTACACAACCAGTTACGACAAAACTGGTAGAGCTGTGCAAAGCACGCTGGGGCATGACTTCACTAGGCACATACGCCAACCGCCCAATGCGCAACAATGCCGGGCTATCAGTACACGCCACAGGCTTTGCAGCAGACCTGAAATACAAAGACGAAGCACAAGCACGTGTGATCTGGGACTGGTTCCTAGCCAACAGCAAAGCGCTCGGACTTTGTGAGCTGCACTGGTACGCCTATGGCGAATACGGCGCTGGGTATCGCTGTTCTCGTGGTGAAGGCAAAGCTGGCGTAAAGATTTACACGGCTACAGACAATGCAGGCTCGTACCAAGGCTCACCAAATTGGCTGCATATTGAACTGGCTGATCAAAAACCAGAGCACTTTGAGGCACAATTCAGAGCCTTAAAATAGAACTCTCAGCCACTGTTTGAGCAGTGCTGGGGCTAGGTGGTGGGTACTTTGTTTCCATTGGGTATCCACCACCGATTTCTCAAATTGTGTATAGTCACATCTAGCCACTCAAAGGGCAAAGAAAGTCAGAGGAAACATGACATATCAGGAACTACCACTATTTCGGGCTACAGACCCCGAAACGTCTAGGCAAGTCTCACCAATTAGGGTAGGCAGCCACCGGGCTTTGCTACTAGAGCAGTACGCCACAGCTACTCTTGGCCTCACCGATGAGGAAGCAGGCATGAGAGCCGCACTTGCTGGCCACGAAATTAGGGGCTACTGGAAGCGTTGTAGCGATTTACGCACAATGGGCCTAATACAGGATTTAGGCATCAGACGCGCCGTTTCAAGCGGCTCTCAAGCGATTGTGTGCGCTATTACACAGGCTGGCTTTGACATGGTTAGGGGCTTGGCATGACCGATACCCAATTTATCTACAGTTTTATTATGGGATGGGTGTCGTGCTGGCTATGGCTCAAAATGATGGCAAACCGCCCATGATACCGACATGGGGCTATGTGGCTCTAAGGTCTAAAGATAAGAAAACCATGGTGCAGGTCTTTACAGACTTGTCCACAGGCCTGATTGTTTATACCCAAGTGTGCACACGTGCACAGTCTTGGCACTCATGGGGGCCGCCTACAGAAGTTGAGAGAGTTGATTAAGAAACTCATGGCACTAACGCTTATCCTCGCCCTATCCATACCCGGTGTCGCCAAAGGTCTTGGCACGACAGACACCCACGCCAAATACAAAGGCGTACTGCCAGACGCTTACTACGATCAGTTAGCCCAGTGCGAAACTGGTGGCAACTGGCAACATTCCACAAAGTCCTACACGGGTGGGCTGGGAATAAACCGCCAAACTTTTCGCACATGGTCTAATTACAATTCAGCCAAAGGATTAACCCCGGCACAGCAAGTCAAGGTGGCTGATGCCATTGCATTTAAGAGCCACATGGAACGGTCAGGCCGCAAGGTGTGGCGCGTTGGGCCGTGGGGCTGGGGCTGTCTTAAAGGACAAAAACACCTACAAAAGTTCATCTGCCAATCCCGTCACAAGGATGTGCAAAGATGGAAACGCAACTGCAATTAACAAAGGAAAAACAATGGAAAACAGCATCGGTGAACTAATCGCCAAACTAATGAACCTCAGCAACCAGCTTGCTATAGAGCTTCGCTTTAAAGAGTCAAGCCTTGTGCTTGAAGTGGTGGGCTTACTTCATTCACTGCCAACAGTGGCCGAACAAAACCGCAACGCATGGCACCCTTCATTTAACACTTCTGGGCCATCTAAAGGCATTACCTATATCAGCACTGTCAAGCAAAACAATGAGTGAGTACACCCACAACGATGACATGGCAGATTTGCTTTATGCCAAAGATGTTGAAATAAGCGACTTGCATAAACAGATATCAAAACTTACGCAACATCTCGAGTATGTGCGCGCTGAACTGAACCGCTTAGAAAAGGAATACGCCCGTGGCCTTTAATCTTGACGATTACGAACCAGTAGCCAGCCGCTTAGACCGTTTTCTAAAAGCCCACCCTGATGCCCGGGTCATTACTGATCTGGTGCATTACCTGTCTGATATTGCTGTGTTTAAGTGTGAGCTGTGGCTAGATGGTGAGATTATTGCTACTGGCTGGGCAGAAGAAATACGGGGCCAAGGCAATGTAAACAAAACCAGTCACCTAGAGAACTGTGAGACTGGGGCTGTGGGTCGTGCACTTGCTAATGCTGGTATGAGTGGGTCTGACATAAACAAACGCCCGAGCCGTGAAGAAATGGGCAAGGTGGTGCGGATGCAGGGCGATACTCAAATTACAGAGCCTTCCAACCTTGCCAGCGATAAACAGCAGAACATGATTAGGGCTGTTTGTAAGTCAATGGGCAAAGTGCCACCAGCGAACCTGCAGGCCATGACTAAGCGTGAGGCAAGCGCCTACATTGACACCCTCAAAAGTGGTGAACAGCCAGCGCCACAATACGACACACCAGAAGAGCCGTTCTAGTGGTAGAGCTGCTAACTCTTGTCATTATGTGCACATCACTGTTTATGTGTGGATATCTGCTAGGCAAAGAGCAATGACACCGATTAGCGAGGCCGCTTTTCTACAGCAAGTTAAAGCGCTTGCGTACATACACGGCTGGGCATTTCATCATGCCACCCCATCACAAACCAGCAAAGGCAAATGGATAACTACAGGCGCACCGGGCTTTCCCGATTTGGTTATGGCCCATCGAGCACGTGGCTTAATCTTCGCCGAACTAAAAAGCGCCAAAGGCAAACCCACGGAACTACAACTGGACTGGATGAGCCGTATAGGGCCATACGCAGAGTGTTACCTATGGCGGCCTGAGGACTTAACAGCGATTGAACGCAGGCTTAGCCAATGCTGATACTGGCATGGTACGCCCTGCTACTGTCCATCGGTGTAGCCATCATTCAAGGCATACGCAAGTAGCCAACACACAACTGATCACAACCATGGCCACATAGGGAATTGCACTCTGTTGGTATTTCACACACGGAAACGTGGGTAGAGCTGGCGCGCCCAATCACCCGAGATGACTTAACGTGAAAGGTTGTTGGGGTAAGTCGCCAGTGCAGAGTTCCCTAACTACACAAAAGGCGTATGGTGTCCACCCTAAACAGTCCGGCAGCCAACAGCACACAGCTGTGAAATGTGGGGGGCACAAACACCCGAAACTCTGAGCACACAAGAGAGCAACCGCAGCGAAGCAAGGGCGGTAGTAGCATCACACACATGGCAGGCAACAGGAAACAAACCCAGCAGTACCGAACAAACAGAGCAGCAATACTAGACGGCAACCCAGACTGCTACTGGGGCTGTGGCAACAAAGCCACACAAGCAGACCATCTCATAGAGCATGACGCTGGTGGTGACGACTCAACAGCCAACCTCGTACCTTCATGCAGAACCTGCAACAGCAAACGTGGTGCCATCTATGTAAACAACAAGACCGCACAAAGACAACAAGCACGAAACGCCGCATTAAACGCTCCGCCAAAAGAAAACCAAAATACGATTTTTTTAGGCGAAGCATCCACCCCGAGCAAGCCTTTACGCAAGATAACGCCAAGTGGCAGCGAACTGGCCGAGACTGGCGGGAACTGGTCAGACGTGGCGGTAACTGGTAGGACTTTGCCCAGATTGGAAACTGTCACTACAGGGCTTTCTGTGTACGCACCTTTGGTGGTTGAGTTTGCGCGTAAATATATGCAGGTGGAGTTGATGGATTGGCAGGTGCACGCGGCTATGGGTTTGCTTGAGTCTGACGCTGACGGTGATCTTGTTAATCGTTCCGGGCTTGTAACTGTGGCGCGTCAGAATGGAAAAACGGTACTTGGTCAGGCCGTTGTAGGGGCATGGCTAACTAGCATTGCAGCGTTACGCGGTAAGCCTCAGACCGTGATTAGTTCAGCGCATGAGTTGCCACTAGCTAACTTGCAGTATCAATTTTTAGCGCCAATTTTGGAAACGTATTTTGGGGCAAAACCGAAGTGGGGATATGGCCGCATGGAATTGGCTATGCCTGACGGCTCACGCTGGTTCATTAAAGCCGCAACACCATCGGCAGGAATGGGGCTATCGGCTGACCTGATCTGGGTAGATGAAATCTATGACGTGGATGATGCTGTCATGGCTCATTCTTTGCGCCCAACTATGAAGGCCCGTAACGTGCGTACTGCTGGTGGCTCGCCACTAATGCTTATGACTTCAACGGCTGGCACCGAAGCATCCACGGCCATGCTCAGGTATCGAGAATTAGGGCTGTCACTTATTGGCGAGCAACGCGCTGGCGCTTTTTACTTTGCTGAGTGGTCACCACCACCCGGGGTAGATGTGATGGATACGCAATGGTGGGGCTGGGCTAACCCAGCGCTTGGACAAACTCTAGAGCTGCAGTCAATGTTGATAGATGCTGACCACCCAGACAGATCATCTTTCTTGCGTGCCAGCCTTAACCAGTTTGTTAATGCTGATGCTTGCTGGCTGCAGCCCGGGCAGTGGGATGCTTGCCTCTCTGATATTCAAGGCCCAGAAAATGGTTGGCTTGCTTGTGACTCGTCACTTGACGGCTCACGCTATGTTGCTGTTCGCGCAGCTGTAGATGATGTTGGCGTGGTGCACGTATCGGTTGAGTTTGTGGTGCAGTCCCTAGCAGAGTGCCAGCAGGCCATGATGGATGCCTGCACTGCTCACCCTTTGCTTGGGCTGGCCGTCACCCCAGCGCTAGAACACCATGTGCCTTTGCCGTTAATGAGGCGCACCAAAGTAGTGGGCTACGGCGAACTGATGCGCTACACATCTCTAGTTAGGGCACAAATTAACGATGGCAAATTGGTGCACCAAGGTGAGCAAAACCTTGCTGAACACATGAACCGTGCCGTGGCAATTATGCAGCAAAACAATCTGGCGCTATCTAGCAAGCGTTCACCCGGGCCGATTGAGTTAGCTCGCTGCACCATCTGGGCTGCCGCTTTAGCGTCACGACCTAAGCAAGCAGGCAAACCAATGATGGTAGTAGTCAGTCGCTAGTATAAAAACGGTACTGCTCTGGGCGTTGTCGGGATGAGCAGGGCAGTACCACACACACCCGGCAGAAAGTGGCATACTACCGCTATGGGTATTTTCAATAAGCCAGTGACCAAGGCCGCTATTTCAACACCATCTGTGCAGGCCGCTGTCGGATATGCGCCAACTGGCAACAGTACTAACCCATTAAAAAACCTTTACAACTACCAGTCTGGTGTGGCTCGTGATCGTGCTATGACTTTGGCTACTGTGTCTCGATCACGTGACTTGTTGGCTTCTGTCATTGGTTGTATGCCGTTAAAAATGTACGGCGAAATGTTTAACGATGCCACTGGCGAAATGGAAGAAATACCACTGGCCCCTAGGTCGTGGCTACGCCAGCCAGACCCAGCTGTTACTTACAACCACCTAATGGCATGGACTTTGGACTCGCTTTTGTTCTTCGGTCGGGCTATGTGGTACATCACCGAACGCACCCAAGATGGCTTCCCGTCAAAGTTCCAACTTTTACCGATGGGCTCAATACACACAGCCGATGAGCAGGGGCCCGTTTTCTATCAGCCGTCAAAGGCCATAAGTTTCGCTGGTAACGAGTTGGACTATCGCAATGTGGTGCAATTTCTCAGCCCTATTCAAGGCATCATTTACAGCTCAGAGCAGACCATCGCTACAGCGCTAAAGGTAGAACAATCACGCTATAAAAATGCGCAAAGTTCCTTACCTAGTGGCGTGTTGAAACAAACTGGCGGCGAACCGTTGAGCGCTCAAGAACTTTCAGAGATTGGCCAAGCCTTTCAAGAGGCTCGACTAACCAGCCAAACTGCTGTGCTTAACGAGTTCCTAAGCTACGAAGCCAGCACTGCTACGCCGGACAAAATGCTGATGATTGAGTCAGCCCAATACAGCGCCCTAGATTTGGCACGCCTATGTGGTGTTCCCCCCTACCTTGTAGGTGTTGCCACTGGCGCTTATGCCTACACCAGTAGTGAGCAATCACGAGCTGACCTTTACATCTTTGGCGTTAAGCCATACGCCGATTGCATAGCCTCAACGCTGTCAATGAATAACGTGCTGCCACGTGGCACCTATGTAAAGTTTGATACAGACAGTTACTTAGAAGAAAACTATGTAGCCGACAAAATGCCCGAAAACGAACCAGAAGAAAACACACAGGAGTCCCTAGCATGATGCGCTTTACCAGCTCAACATTTTCAATAGATGCAGCCCAAGACGGCAGCCCTAAGCGCACCATTACTGGCATTGCTTTGCCGTACAACACTGAGGCCACAGTCTCAGGTGGCCAGACAGTTTCTTTCTTGCCGGGCAGTTTGCCTACAGATGGGAAAGCACCCAAGCTCTACATGAGCCACGACTCAACCCAAGCCATCGGCCTTGTAACCGAGCGTGCCGACAGCCCAGAAGCCATGTATTTCACAGCCAAAGTTTCAACCACAGCCCTAGGCGATGAAGCTCTAGTGCTCGCAGCCGATGGAGTTTTAGACTCTGTAAGTGTTGGCGTAAACCCAACCAAGTTTTCATACAACGAGGATGGCGTAATGATCGTGGAAGCAGCCGACTGGATGGAGTTGTCACTTGTACCACAGCCAGCCTTTAGCGGTGCTACCATCACAGATGTTGCAGCGAGTATCCCCACATCAGAGGATGAAGTAAGCAATAAT